CTTCTTTCGGATGGAACAAAAACATATTGGGGAGATGTAGCTGGTGGTGGTTATACGGGTTCTGCTGGAGCCCCAAACGGTTATACAGGATCGACAGGTTATACAGGATCAGCAGGATACTCTGGATCAAATGGTTATGATGGTTCAGCAGGATATCGTGGATCAGTAGGATATACAGGTTCTGGTGGCGCAGGATACACAGGGTCAGTTGGTTTCCAAGGCTCTGCAGGATTTTTAGGCTCTACAGGATTTACGGGATCGGGTGGCGCTGGGTTTACAGGTTCAGTAGGATTTACTGGATCAGTTGGATATCGTGGTTCTGTTGGTGCTGGTGGTGCAGGATATTTTGGTTCAACTGGTTATTTTGGTTCTACTGGATATTTTGGATCGGTAGGATACAGAGGATCAGTTGGAGAAACTGGATTTAAAGGTTCCGCAGGAGACCCAGGTGGTCCAACAGGATATCGTGGATCAGTAGGTTATACTGGATCGGCTGGTGCTGGATATTTTGGTTCTACTGGATATTTTGGATCAACAGGGTTTTCAGGAAGCGTCGGTCCTACAGGTTATCGTGGTTCTGCAGGATTTGTTGGAGCAACAGGATTTACAGGTTCTGTCGGAGCTTTAGGCTCAACTGGATATTTTGGATCGGTAGGATATAAAGGTTCCGCAGGAGACCCAGGAGGTCCAACAGGATATACAGGTTCTGTAGGTTATGTTGGATCACAAGGAGTTGTTGGTTACGTAGGATCAAAAGGCGACATAGGACCACCAGGCCCCGAAGTTGGTTATCAAGGTTCTGCAGGATTTAGAGGGTCTGTTGGTGTTCAAGGTTCTGTCGGCTATCGTGGCTCTGCAGGAGCGCAAGGACCACGTGGTGAAAGAGGTGACAAAGGTGAACAAGGAGATCAAGGACCACAAGGTGAGCCTGGAATTAATGGCACAAACGGAATTAATGGTACAGATGGAATAGTTGGATATCGTGGTTCTGCTGGCGATCAAGGATCAGTAGGATATCGTGGCTCCGCTGGTTCAACAGGTACTATAGGACAAAGTGGATATCGTGGTTCAGCAGGACAACGTGGCGAAACTGGATATAAAGGTTCTGTTGGAACAACAGGTCCAAAAGGTTCACGAGGAGATAAAGGACCGATTGGAGATAAAGGTCCAACTGGGGATAGAGGACCGCCAGGACCAGTAGGAACACAAATTTCATTTCAAGCAACAAGTTCTCAATCACCATCAGGTTCTGGTCTTTATAGATTTGATCTTGTAGAATTTAATAATGGTGGAGGATATAACTCATCTACAGGAAGGTTTACTGCGCCTGTAACTGGAACATATTATTTTTACATTACAGCGTTGCCAAGACGAGATGATATCAGTGATATAAGATTTGCTTTATATAAAAATGGAGCTGAATATGCATTTGCAATATCTGAAATGAATTATAATGCACCAATTAGGGGATGGAACCAAATGCATATGAGTATTGCTTTGCAACTACAAGTTGGTGATTATGTCAATCCATATCTTGTGCAAAGCACTCTGCCAGTTTGGTATGATCAAAGATTTAATAGATTTGGTGGGTTTTTAATTGGGAGTTAATTATGGCTGAAGAGTCTTATACTATTACCTTTTCTGAGAGTGAAAAATATGCCATGAGTTATATTTGCATAGATACCGAATCTTGGGTACAGAATGTGTGTCACGAAAGAGCCAGAATTGCAAAAGAAGAACTAATAAAAGTAGCACTTGATAAATTTATTGAAAATAAAACTGCTATTCCTCTTTCTCACGATGATATGATTATTCAAGCTTTTCAAAATGGATGGATAAAATCTCTTAAGGAAAAAGAAGAAGAAAACAAAAAATTAAATTTAATCCCCGAATAATATAAATATCTAAAAGGGATAAAAAATGGCTATCGCAACAAGAGATGAATTTAAAGAATATTGCCTCCGCAAATTAGGCAAACCAGTAATAGAAATCAATGTCGATGACGATCAGATAGAAGATCGCATCGACGAAGCATTAAAATATTACTGGGATTACCATTTTGATGGTACAGAAAAAATATTCTACAAGCATCAATTTACTCAGACAGATATCAATAATAAGTATATTACATTGCCCCAAAACATAATCGGGGCTGTTAATATATTTGATATTGGCGACTATATCGCTACAAATAACATTTTCAATATTCGCTACCAGATCGCTTTGAATGACCTTTATACATTGACATATCAATCAATGGTTCCTTATTATATGGCATTCCAACATATTCAACTGTTGGAGCAACTATTAGTAGGTAAACAGCCTATTCGTTATAATCGAAATACAAATAAGCTATATGTCGATGTTAATTGGGATAAAGTTGTAGTTGGGCAATATCTTGTAGTAGAAGCATATTCTATTGTTGATCCTACAGAATTTACTGATGTATGGAATGATCGTTGGTTGCAAAGATATGCAACAGAATTAATTAAAAAGCAATGGGGTGCAAATCTAACAAAATTTATTGGAATGCAACTTCCTGGCGGCGTTCAGTTTAATGGCGAAAAGATTTACAATGATGCTCATGAAGCTATCGATAAACTTGAAGCTGAAATGATCAGTAGCTATAGCTTACCTGTAACAGATATGATAGGTTGATAGGAGGCTAAAATCGCCACTAATTTTTATTTCAATAACTTTGCTTCATCAGGCGAACAAAATCTTATAGAAAATCTTATCATTGAGTCCATTAGGATTCATGGTGTAGATACCTATTATATTCCTCGTAAGATTGTTAATAGAGACAGCACATTTAGAGAGCAAGCACTCACTGAATATGGTGAAGCAATTTCTGTTGAAATGTATATTAAAAACGTTGATGGGTTTCAAGGTGATGGGGAATTTCTATCTAAATTCGGCGTAGAAGTTCGTGATCAGATTACATTCTCAGTCGCAATGAGAGTTTTTGAAAATGAAGTTGGAACAATCTTAAGAAGAGACAGACCAATCGAAAACGATTTAGTATGGTTTCCATTTAACAAAGCCCTATATCAAATCAAATTTGTTAATAGAAAACCCATTTTTTATCAAATGGGCGCACTTCAGATGTATGATGTTGTGTGCGAATTGTATGAGTACTCAAATGAAGTATTCAATACTGGTATTGATATTATCGACTCCACATACAATGCATTTCTTACAACAACTGATCCATATATTATCACCAGCGAAGGTGGAATATCGTTGGCTACCGAAGATAATAATGCAATCATTAAAGAAGAGTATGACATTGATACGCTAGATGAGTCATCACAAAATGACTTTTTTGAAAGTGAAGGAAGCGATTTCTTAGACTTTACTGAACGTGATCCATTTAGTGAAAATCAGAGGAGAGCATAATGATTAGTTCTCCTTTTTATAATTCGCTATTTAAAAAATACGTAGTTATTTTTGGCACACTTTTTAATAATATTAAAATTGAAAGAGTAAATGATGAAGGTGTATTAGAACAGACCTTTAAGATACCGATTGCATATGGACCAAGAGAAAAATTTCTAGCACGTATTGAAGACAACCCTGAAGCATCAGCATTAACTGCTATCAAATTGCCAAGGATGGCATTTGAGATATCTTCTATTTCTTATGCGCCAGAAAGAAAGCTACAAACCATTAATAAAGTAGCATCAAGAAAGAATGTTAATGGTGTAAATGTTTATAGTAAAGTATTTAATCCTGCTCCATACAATATTGGTTTCAGATTAGATATTATGACAAAAACAATGGAGGATGGTCTAAGAATAGTAGAACAAATTCTTCCTTATTTTACACCAGAATGGACTGTCAGTGCAAAACTTCTTGGAGAAGATTTTGATACTGTGACTGACATTCCTTTGGTTCTTGATAGTGTAGAAATTGATGACTCTTATGCCGCAGATTTTATCACAAGAAGAGTTCTAGTATTTTCATTGTCTTTCACGATGAAATGTTATTTCTACGGTCCTGTCACAGAAAGCAAACTTATCAAGATTGTTGATGTTCGTTTGTATCCTGATACAACTGCAAATAATGGTGTTGTTACTACGTTGACTAGACCTGGACTTACAGCAAGTGGTGAACCCACATCAAATGTTGAATTGTCGGTAGCACTATCTCAAATTGATGAAGATGATAATTATGGATTTATTGTAACAACGGAAGAACGATATGGTGGATAAAAATATTATTTCAGACTCTTTGGGCATGGCACCTCTTCCAGACCCCCCAAATCCTGTAATTCTTCCTCCTAAGAGGACAGAAAATAATGACTATGAGTATGCTCGTCAGAACATGTACGACATTATTGAAAAAGGTCAAAGCGCACTAGAAGACATTGTAGATATTGCAAGGCAATCAGAGTCTCCACGTGCCTTTGAGGTAGTAACAAATTTAATTAAAACTCTTGCAGAAACAAATAAAGATTTGCTTGAGTTGGCAAAGAAAAATAAAGATATCACAAAACAAGAGAATAGTGAAGGACCACAGACAGTCAACAATAATCTATTCGTTGGATCGTCTGCAGAATTATTGAAGATGATTAAAGATCAACAAAAATGAATGACTTTTACCTTGGTAATAAAAACCTCAAAAGAAAAGACGTAAAGCTATCTTTCACTCCCGAACAAATTCAAGAATATTTGAAATGTGCGGGCGACGTTGAATACTTTTGTGAAAAATACGTAAAAATCGTCAGTGTTGATAGGGGTCTAATACCGTTCAATCCTTTTGAATATCAGAGAAAGATGTTCAAAGTTTTTGATGATAATAGATTTTCAATTTGTAAGATGCCAAGACAGGTCGGTAAAACAACGGGTGTTGTTGGCTATCTTCTACACAAAATCCTTTTCAACGAAAACTATAACATAGCTGTACTAGCAAACAAGCAACAGCAAGCTCGTGAAATTCTTTCCAGAGTTCAACTTGCTTATGAGTGGTTGCCTAAATGGTTGCAGCAAGGAATTATTGAATGGAACAAAGGTAATATTGAGCTAGAAAATGGGTCTAAGATTTTAGCTTCGTCCACATCATCATCCGCAATCCGTGGTCAATCCTACAACTTAATTTACTTGGACGAGTTTGCATTCGTTCCAAGAAATATTCAAGACTCATTCTTTGCCTCTGTATTCCCCACTATCTCTTCTGGTACTTCATCTAAACTTATCATTACATCTACTCCTAATGGAATGAATATGTTTTATAAGATTTGGATGGACTCTTTGAATGGTATCAATTCATACGCTAGAATTGATGTTCATTGGTCAGATGTTCCTGGGCGTGATGAGAAATGGAAAGAAGAGACAATCAGAAATACCAGCATAGACCAGTTCCGTCAAGAATTTGAATGCGAATTTTTAGGGTCTGCTAACACGCTTATACACCCTGCGGTGCTTTCTAGACTAATCTACGTAAAACCCTTGGAAGTTTCTCACGAAGTAAAAATATACAAGCACCCAGTAAAAGATCACGTTTACTGTATGACGGTGGACGTTAGCGAAGGTCTAGGTTTAGATAGTTCATCATTTGTGGTGATTGATTGTAGCACTGTCCCGTATGAGGTCGTTGCTACATACGCCAATCCTAACATATCACAACTTATGTTTCCAAGCTTGTTGGCAAATGTTGGTAAATTCTACAACAACGCAGCAATACTGGTAGAAATAAATATAGGGTCTCAAGTAGTAAATATCCTTCATCACGATCTTGAATATGATAATATTGTGATGACAAAAATGAGTGGTCGCAAAGGAACCATTATTGGAACCGCAGGAAATCAAAATAGATTAGGTATAAAAACTACAAAAATAACTAAAAGAATTGGTTGTGCAAATTTAAAAACTTTAATTGAAACTGACAAATTAAATCTAAATGATTACGGAATTGTAAATGAACTTTCAACTTACGTGGTAGATGGTACTAGCTACAATGCCGAAGAAGGACACCATGACGATCTCGTAATGTGTCTGGTATTATTTGCTTGGATGATTAGTCAGAACTATTTTAAAGATGTTTCTAATACTGATATTAGAAGAAGAATTGAAGAAGATGTGGAAGAGGATTTCACTCCTTTTGGAATTATAGATGATGGGCGCATAGATGATGTTAATGGCAAGGTTATGTCGGATGACCAATTCGAAAGATTTCTACTAAATTGAGATTTTATAAATAAAGATACAACTTTATGAATGAATTTTATTATAAAAGGAGAAACCAATGCCATTTCAAGTAAGCCCTGGCGTTAATGTATCAGAAATTGATCTAACTACCATTGTGCCAGCAGTTTCTACCACTTTTGGAGGAACAGCGGGCGTTTTCCAATGGGGTCCAGTAGAGGATCGTGTTCTAGTCTCTACTGAAGACGAGTTAGTTAGCGTTTTTGGTAAGCCAAATTCTAACACCTATGAATCTTTTCTAAACTCTGCAAACTTCCTAGCATACGGCAATCAACTTTATGTTGTTAGAGCATCGTCAAATGCTTTCAATGCTTATGCTAACACAGGATTTACAGGAAATTCTACATATACAACTGATGTCAGAACTTCAACAACTGGAGCTTCTAAACTTGTAATTAAAAACGATGTAAATTTCCAATCTCAGCAAGCTACTTTAGCTACAACCCCATATGCAAACGTTGCATTTATTGCAAAGTATCCTGGCATTATGGGCAATTCTTTAGAGATTTCTGTATGCTCTACAGCAAACGCATATAGCAATACAGTAACTACTCTAACATCAAATAGTGCAGTTTC